AGGAATTACTGACGCTCAAGAACTTGTTGCTTACTGTGCTAGAGTTTCAAATCCGAGTAATCAACTTAATATCGAAACTTCAGAAAAGCTTATTCGCTATCTTATTAAACACCAGCACTGGAGTCCATTAGAAATGGTGTCGGCTTGTTTAGAGATTACGACAACAAGGGACATTGCAAGGCAGATTCTACGCCATCGTAGTTTTAGTTTTCAAGAGTTTAGTCAACGATACGCAGACCCCACAAAGGACCTTAGCTTTGTTACAAGAGAAGCTAGGTTACAAGACACAAAAAATAGACAAAACAGTATAGAAATTGATCGTCTAAATGAAGAACATACTGCTATTGAGCGTGAATGGTACGAACGTCAAATAGATTTAATTGAATACGTTCGAGATACGTATACTTGGGCGGTTGCTAACGGTATTGCTAAAGAACAAGCCCGAGCTGTATTACCAGAAGGATTAATGGAAAGTCGTTTATATATGAACGGTACGCTACGTAGCTGGATTCATTTTATTGAACTACGTAGCGGCAACGGTACACAAAAAGAACATCAAGAAGTAGCAAGAGCTTGTGCTTCTGTAATAGCTTCAGTATTTCCGTTAACTTCAGATTTAGTTTCTTCTTGATCTAAAAACATTTCTGGAGGAAACAATTTGATGTGCGCCTCAAATTGTTCTTTTAACCAGTTGTAATCATTAATCATAGCAAGGGCGTTTTTATCGCCCTTGTATGTTTTTCCGTACCACTCTCCTGCACTTGCACCACCTTTTACATATTCGCCTAAAGGTCGACTTCCGCCTTTTGAAGTCCAAGCTGAAAGACGTTCGTCTGTTTCTGTTTGCACTTGTCTATCAATAACACCCGATGCTAATTTAACACATTCTCTAAATGCGCCGCGCCAGGCGTTAAATGGGCTAGTTGCAAAGTTGTTAATGTTTGATATCTCATCCATTACTTTAATATTTGCACCAATACTAGTAGTAATGTCAACTGCGGTGTCTTCGTCAGCAGTTAAAATTAAGTGTTTTGGAATAAGTTTAACTCCACCATGACCGTATTCTAGATGATTAATAGGATTTACACTTTTCCAAATATGCACTACATCAAAATCCCATTCTGGAACTGTATAATGAAAATCAAATGCGTCTATTACTGTCGCATCTGCGTCTACTACCCAGAAAAAGTCTGTATTTGATTGTTTAGCTGCTTCTAAGTGTGCATTAAAAATTCCTTTAATATCTGATATTACTTTTACATCAGATCGCTTTTCTTTAACATATCTTAAATTTTTTGATGCATTGTTTTCATCATAAGAAATAAAGAAAACATTAAAAGGTGTTGGTTTAATTGCGTCAGTTTTAATAACTTTCTTATCTAAAAAATCATTAGCAGTTTTATCAAACTTTACATCACGTGGTACTAGATAAGCCTTGGTAGATTTAGATTCAAAAATATGTAGATATTCTTTATCCCAGGTTTCAACGTTGTATGATATTAAAGTGTCCCAACCTATAGTATCTAACTCAAAAACCCAGAAGAAATCAGTTTTTGATTCTTTTGCAACTTGGCTGATAAATTGAAAAATACTGCCAGAAATTAATTTAAATTTTGCGTGTGGAAATTTTTCAGATATAGTTTCTATTAATTCTCTATTGCTTGTTGTCTTTTTTCGATAATAAAAAAATAAGTCTTTCATTCTTTTTCTAGGAATCCGTATCCTGTCCTATATTGTTGTATGTGTACTTCTTTAAAAAATTTACTAGCATCTGCATCAAGATTTGCAATTTCTAAATCAAGTGTATTTTTTAATTCTGTTCCTAACCAGTTAATTCGATAATCCAACTCAGTTGCAGGGCCGTGACCTTTATCTTGCCAGTGACTTGCTAGCCAATCAAAGTCTCGAACATTAACATAGTCCCAATCAGTACAGTTGGTCATATAACAGCCTTCTCGGGCTCCTAATATTGCCCAGTCACCGTTTGGCGCATCTCTACCAACATTTAACCAAATTAACAAGCGTTGTAAATTTTTCCAATGGATTTCTTTTTTAAATTCTTTATTAGCTGTTTTAACTCCGCGATCTAAGCTCATCTTAACACCTTCACGGAAGCCTGCACGCCATGCTTGAAACGGAGTAGCATTATTGTAAACATCACTAAAACAACTATTCATTTGAATATACTCTGCATCCCAACAAAAGTCTACTTGAGCATTAGGATCATCGGCGGGTGCGTTTTCATGTGTTTTCATATCTAGCACATACTGTTTAGGCCATAATTTTAATCCACCATTGCCATACATTAGACCGTTAACTACGTTATACCCTGCCCATGAAATTACACATTTTGATAAATCTTTGTGTTCGTCAAAGTCTAATTCTTGATTTAAAAAATCTTCACGTATAATATTGTCACCATCTACTGTGACAAATCGATCAGTTTCGCTTAATCTAGCACAGGCTTTATGTGCTTCGTCACTGCCTTTGACTCCGTGGACACGTTTAGCCCAAGGTACTTTTGCCAATAGATCAGCATAATTTTTTTCAGCGTTTGGTTCGTCGTAGCTGAGATATATAATATCGTAATCTAAAATTTTAAATTTCTGTGTCATACAATACCTGATATCCTGTTGTTGAAAAAAACTTTTTTACAAAGATTTTTTTGTTATTAAATTCATTATCTGAATTAAATTCTACATAAAATTTATCATTATAAAGCAAATCTGATAACTGAACTTTTATTGATCTAATTAATATGTTGAAGTTATTAGGATTAACTATAAAAATTTCAATTAGTGTGTTTAAATTATATTTTTTAAAAATTTCTTTTTGGTCTGGTCGTAACTGAAAACCCCATTTTTTTAACAATGGATAATTTTCTATAGTAAAAGTGTTATCCCAATGAGTAACTTCTTCTACTTCTTCAATCATAATTATATCAACATCTTCTGTGTTTTTATTCACAATTGCCGGTGTAGTTTGATCTATAAAAATAACTTTATGATCATTAATAGATTTATTTTTTATAAAAAAATCTTTGACTAGGTCGTATTCTAATTCGATAGAATTTGTGTATTCAAAACTTTCTTCATTAGTAATTGATAATATATTACCAGTTTCTTTATCAAAGTAAACTTTATATAAAGGAGGAACATTACTAATTTGTAATGCTGCCTGTAGTAATTCATAAGGAATAATGTCTTCTTCTGGATTATACATTTAGATTCTCTATAATTCTGTCAGTAAGAAACTTATCTTCAACATAATGCATTATTCCATGTTGTCTAATGTTGTTAAAATAAAGTTCACTTTTTTTATTAAAATTTATTAATGTTTGACTAAGATAAGATTCTGGTATAGGATCCCATCCTTGTATAGCTGGTTTCATGTGAGTAAAAACAAACGGTGAGTTGACATTTGTAATTTCAGTATCTATACCTAAAATCTTTGCGGCAATGGCAACACTAACGTCCATACTATACCATTTTTGAGTATGTTTTGGTGTAATCTCGTAATAAATTTTTTGCCAGTTATATGTAATAAACTCTAATACTTTAAAAAACTCTAAAGACTTATCTGACTTTTTAAAATAGTAAAGTCCTGAATATAGATTTGGTAATTCATTTTCAATAAATGTTTTTCTATATGTTGTATCAACAACTGTTCGATGTTTATAATCAACAACCTTTGATGTAAAAAATAAATCTCGACCGGTTGCATATGTCCATAAAGACTCCATGTTTTCTAAAAATAACATGTCGGCATCAAGAACTATAGTTTCGTCGTACGGTGTGGCATGATATAGTTTCCATCTGTTTTCAACTTTCCACTGGCTATCAACAGCATGATCACCAAATGGAATTGAAATAATTTTATCAAAAACTAGTTTGTATTCGTCTGGTACAACGTCATTAGTTACTAAACTAATATTATTAATAGTTGGTTGAAATTTCTTAATACTTAAAGCAAGAGCATACGCTTGCCTAATATAATTTATGTCACTGTTTTGTGCTAAAACTACGTA